GACTCAACAACCCAAGTTTATTTCTTACAAGAAGGTGAGAAAGGTTATTATCAAATCTATTTTGGTGATGGTATATTAGGTCAAAAATTATCCGATGGTAATGTTATTACTGTCAAATACTTATCATCACAAGGTACGGCATCAGCTGGTGCCAATAACTTTAGTTTAATGGATACAATTGGTGGTTTTGGTACAACGATTATCAATCCAATTACACCAGCAACACAAGGCGGAGATAAAGAATCACTAGATTCTATTAAATTCCAAGCACCTAAAGCTTATGCAGCACAAGGACGTGCTGTCACAATCAACGATTACATCACACTAATTCAACAAAATAATCTAGGACTATCATTTGATGCGGTTAATGTATGGGGTGGAGAATCAAACAACCCACCAGAATATGGTAAAATCTTTGTTTCCATTAAACCACAAGGTGGATATTCTTTAACAGACAACCAAAAACAATTGATTGTTAATGATATCATTGCTCCTATTTCGGTATTAACTGTTGTACCACAAATTGTTGACCCATCTTATGTGTATTTGTTACTTAATGCTTCCGTTTTAGTAGATTTTAAGAAAACAACATTAACATCATCACAGATTCAAACATTGGTTACAAATGGTATTACAACCTTCTGTAATGCCAATTTAAATACATTCAATTCCACATTTGTTGTAGGTGATTTGATTCAATACTGTCAAAATTTAGATAAATCTATTATTGCTGTTGATTTTGATGTATACTTACAGAAACGTGTAATACCAACTTTTGGTTTGTCACAAAATTATACAATTGATTTAGGTGCACAAATTGAAAATGGTATAGGTGATGAAGCATTACAAATTAATCCATCATTTTCAACATATGATAAATTGGGTAATTTTTACCCAACGGTATATTTTGAAGTGGCACCAGATTCTACAACCAATATTGATTCTATCACAGTAGTTTCTGGTGGTTCCGGATATACATCACCAACAGTTACTATCTCTGGTGATGGTACTGGTGCTACAGCAACAGCAACCGTAGAAAACGGAGTTATTACATCCATTACCGTTGTTACAGGTGGCACTAATTACAGCCAAGCAACAGTTGTTATATCCGATCCAACAGGTTCAAGTGCTGCAGCAATTGCTGTATTGCGTGGTAACTATGCTGAACTTAGAACATATTATTATGTGAATGGTGTTAAAAATATACTAAGTGGTTCAGCTCACACTACAGCGCCAGGTTCGGTAGATTTTAATACTGGTATTGTTACATTAAATAGTTTTGCTCCAACATCATTAAATAATTCAGATGGTATTTTACGTGTCAACGGTTATGCTTCAAATCGTATTGTTTCATCCACATTTGATAAGATTATTACCTTAGATAATAACGATCCAACAGCAATATCAGTTACTGTTACTGCCAAGTAATTCATGTCGTACATTAATAAAACCTCAACATTAGTTCCGTTTCAGTTACCCGGATTTATCCGTGATAACCCAGACTATTCTACGTTCATATTATTCTTAAAAGCTTATTATGAATGGATGGAACTACAAAACGGAGTAGTATACGATTCTAAGAATTTGTTATCTTACTCAGATATTGATACTACATTAGATAGTTTTCTACAATATTATGAGAATGAATTTCTTTCATTTTTTCCTGAAGGTTCATTAGTAGATGAAAGAAAATTAACTAAAATTGCTAAACAATTATATCAAGCCAAGGGTACTCCAGCTTCATATGAATTTTTGTTTAGAGTTCTTTATAACTCAGATATTAATCTATACAATGCTTCTGATTATGTTCTGCGTGCTTCAGATGGTAAATGGGTATCAACTAAATCATTAAGATTAGCAACAATAGATCCTAACTGGTTAGACACAATCAACTATCGTTTGTTTGGACAAACCTCTAGAGGTTATGCCACAATTGAAGATGTTATTATTGGAACTAATAACACACAGATTGTTTTATCTGGTATTGATAGAAATTTCACATCAGGTGAGTTTGTTACTGTTATAGATGTACACAATACTCCTGTTAAAATTAATGGCGAGACACTTACGGGTCAAATTATCGGTCTATTGAATTCTGTTTCAGTAGACCAAAACAATACAGGATCTGGTTATAATGTTGGTGATCCAGTCATATTCTACGGTGGTTTAAATCCTAATATCTTAAATCCAGTACCAGCATCTGGTTATATTTCACAAGTAACTGGTGCTTCTGTAACATCAGTTAAACCTGTATATAAAGGACAAGGTTATAGACCAGGTAGTTATACGTCTATGACTATTACATCAGGTTCTGGTAATGGTTCTGGTGCTAGAGATATTGCCACCACTTTTGACCCAACTCCATATTATGTAACATTCGTTAACAATGACACAATTGGTCTAAAAGCCAACACACAGATTGGTGATGGTTCACACTTAGTTACATATGACTTTGCTAACTTGATAAGTGCTAACTACAATACAGAGTTAGCATTGGCATTAGGTTTCCCTGTGTTGAATACATTTGGTATTATTGGTACAACTGTAACTTCCGGCGGTACTGGTTACGATTCAACCACAATAGCAACAGCTACAGGTTATTATGAAACAGATGAAAATAACTTAGAACCTTTATCACAATTAGGTATCTTAGGACCAATTCAAATTGCTTCGCCAGGTATTAACTATCAAGTTAGTGACACGATTGTGTTTAATGGTGGTACTGGTTATGGAGCATACGCTAACGTAACGGAAGTATTGGCCAATGGTGCTATTGCTCAAGTATCTTATGTACACGACCCAGCAGGAGTACATATCTATCCTTATGGTGGTATGGGTTACAATTCAACCGTACCAACATTAACAATACACACATCAACAGGCTCAGGCGCTTCTCTATATGTACCAGGTTTGGTTGGTGGTGATGCCACATTCTCTATTGGTTCCACATCATACGGACAAGTTCAACAGATTACATTGACCAATCCAGGTCAAGATTACATTTCCACACCAGGTATTTCTTTACGTGTTGAAGATTTATTGGTGACTAATTTAGATGTATTTAATGAACCAAAACAAGGCGATACAATCTACCAAGGTACAATATCAAATGAAACATTTACTGCGAATGTAGATTCATTATCTATCAATACTGCAAACTCATCAAATAGTTACTTCAGCACATACAATCTAAGAACATACAACTATAATGGTGTATTCAATTCAAGTAACCCTATCCATGTAGTACGTGGTGGTGTTGACCTTGGAATAAATCTACAATTATCCAATACAACAACTGGTATATACACTAACGGTAGAAAGATTTATGGTAACGGTTCTGCCAAGGCTTTTGTCAACTTCTTAAATGGTATTATTACAGGCGCTGGTTTCTATCAAAATGCTGACGGTCAACCATCAGCCTATTCTGTATTAGAAAACTCAACTTATAATAATTACACGTATATTTTACAAGTTCAAGAAGCTTTAGCAAATTATAAGAACACAGCATTATCATTTTTACATCCATTAGGTATGAACTATGATGCTATTAACTTATTAAAGAGTAATGCTTCGTTCCATTCTTCTATGTCTGGTGAAGAATTGACGGTTCAACCATTGAGTTACTTATTGGATACAAATCAATATATGGCAAATGCTGTGTCTGGTATATCCAATACAGTTGTTATATTCACTAACGATTCTGGTGCCAATGTGGCTAATGTGGTTCAGGCAAATTCATTCTTGACCATTTATACAAACTATGGTGATCCATTCTATTCAATAGTCACAGGCGTAACCGCCAATACAATCACACTACAAGATGATTGGATTACTTTAGTACCCAATGTTGCTATTGCTTCCACATCCGCCGGTTCAAATGTCATAAATATTAGCAGTCTAACGAATGCCTGGAATATTGCTCACGGTGGTTCTATATCATACATTAGTGACTTTATGCACATATATGATTCAGTTTCATACGATGGGGTAAATTATTATCCAATCACGCACGTTGATCAACCAGGTTCTGGTACTAGAATATTTGTAAATCACAACTACTCAACAGCACAATCAGGTTACTTATATTTCCAAGCCAACGTAATCTCAAGTAATGTATGGGTAAGTGGTATTCTTTCAGTACCTGAAGTAATAGACATTACAGATGAATATGGCGATCCAATTTCAACAGAAGACGGAACTATACTTTTAATAGGATAATAAATGAGTTCAGTAAAGATTTCACAACTGCCAGTCAGTTCTAACGTAAATGCCAACCCAGCGTTGTCTATATTCCCTACAACCGATACAGGTACAGGACAGACAACACAACTGAGTGCAGAAGCATTAGGCAACTCATTGTATTCCAATAATACTTTAATTGTTGGAACTGGTGGTGCACAATTACCAAATACTGTAGCACAGTTTACAGGAATTTCTGGTGGTTATACACAAGTCAATGAACAAAATTTAAATACCGGCGGTACTGCTGACTATATTGTAACTGCTGATATCGGTAATGATACTAATTACTATATTGATATGGGTATTACTAACTCAAATTATAGTAATGTTTCACCATTCAATTCATTAGGTACATCTATTGAACCACTATCTGGTTATTTGTATGTACAAGGCAACGCCACATATGCCAACTCAGGTAACTTGGTTATTGGTACAGTAAATCCAGGCGCAGAGACTCGCATACTTTCTGGTGGTGTTGGTATGGATAATGTGATTGTTAAAATTAAACCAGGTGAAGTTAAGATTCGTGCTAACGTGGTATTGAATGTGGCTAATGTTGTTTTAGTTAACACAGTTACATTCTATGATGGTACTAAACAAACTACTGCTGGTCCATCTAATGCTTATACAATGGCAGCTTTTGCACAGGCCAATTCTGCTGCTGCAAACACTATCTATCAAACTGGTGTCAATACCACACAGAATACACAGATACAATTGGCATGGAATGAGGCCAATACATCACTACAAAATACCGCAAGTATTATTATACCAGGTAATGTAACGTTCAATGGCGCTAACAGTTTCTTCAATGGTAATATTGTAACTACCGGCACAATGACTACTACTGGTAACGTAGTAACTACTGGACTATTAAATGCTACAGGTAACACAGTCTTTACGGGTCCATTTACTGTCTATGGTAATACACTCAATTATGGACCAACAACCAACTATGGTAACTTGACAACTACTGGTACTGTTACTACTACAGGTAATTTGATTGCAAACGGACCAACGGTATTCAATGGTAACTTTATCAATAACGGCACTACTGTCAATAATGGCCAAACAACTTTGAATGGAAATACCACGACAACTGGTTCTTTCATTATGACCAATTCTACATTTGCATCAAACTCATATGCAATTGCAATTATTGGTTCATCTAGTGGTCAGACACAAGCACCAATTGCTGATGGTACAATGTTGCAGATTACAGGTAAAGATGGCGTCAACTCTAAACTGATTGTTGATGCCGCAGGTACTGGTGTATATTCATTATTCAATGGTCGCTCAATGCGTGGTCTTGCAAATACACCATCAGCATTATTATCGGGTGATATTCTTGTTAAATTTGGTGGTAACGGATATGGTGCAACAGGTTTTGGTTCTGGTGTAAATTCTGGTGGTGCATATATGCAATATGTAGCCGCAGAAAATTATACAGATACACAAAAAGGTACTAATATTTTATTTGGTACTACACCAGTAGGATCAAATACAGTTGCAAACGTATTGACTTTGACAGGTACCACAGCAATCTTTGCAAACAATGTAAGTATTGCAAACAATTCAATTGCAAACACAAAAATTGCAAACACTTATGTATATGGTTCTGCTACGGCAAACTCAGGTGTAACTCAAATAACAAGTAGAACTACTGGCGTTACAGCAAACGGTATTACGGGTACAATTATTGGTTACTCCGCAAGTGCTTTTCAACACGGAACAGGTTATGTATTCACAGTCAACAACAGTTCCGTACTACATACAACTGATATTGTTTTTGTTTCTGTACAAAATAGTAACTGTCCAGTACCTCAAGTATCTGTGGCCAATACTAGAGTAGGAAGTTTTGACATATGTGTGTTCAACGGTTCCGGTGCAGGTAACGATGCGGCTTATACAATGAACGTGAATTTTGGTATCATTAGAGTTGGATCATAACGAATAAATAAACTATGGCTAATACAGTAAACGGATTATTAACAACATATGGCTCAACCGTTGAGGTTGAGTTAACATATTTCTTTACGACTACGGCGGCCGGGTTTACTCCGAATGCTCAGTCTACTTCATATGTTTTTATTGGTAAACCAGACCAATGGCCCGATGATGATAATCCTCCTGTACCAACACAAGACCAAGCTTATGTTAAACAGACATATAAACATATGTTTGGTGCTAAACTGATTACTTCTTCGAATTTATCACCAGTTGTTCCACGTTTTGATTGGACAACAGGTACTGTATATAAACCATATACGGACTATAATAATATGTTTACATTTGATTCTAATGGTATTATTAACCAGAAGTTCTATGTACGTAATAATTTTGACCAGATTTTTAAATGTCTAAGTAATAACAATGGTGCACCTTCTACGGTTGAACCCGTATTACAAGCAGGTACTACTGACCAAACACAAACATTATATTTGGCAGACGGTTATAAATGGATTTACATCACAACAATTGATAAAGGTCTAAAGAAATCATTCTTTGACAATAACTGGATGCCTTTGGCTGTTGGTGTTAATACGCCAAACCCAATGACACCTGCTGGACTAGGTTCAATCAATGCTATCAATGTTACCAACTCAGGTAATGGTTATTCCAACGGCGTAACAACTACGGTTGTCAATATTACTGGTGACGGACAAGGTGCCGCAGCATATGCCAATGTATACAATGGTGGTGTTTCAGATGTAATCGTCACAAATAGTGGAAATAATTATACATACGCTACCATCACTATCAATCCGCAAGGTGGTTATAATGGTAATAATGCTACTGCCAACGCTATTATTTCTCCGATTGGAGGACACGGATACGATCCAGTATCTGAACTAGGTTGTAACCATATTATGATGTCGGTCGAATTGGATGGTACTGAAAATGGTAATATCCCTGTTGATATTAGTTTCCGACAAGTAGGTTTGGTGGTTAATCCATTATTAACCGATGGTACGGTACCGACAGCCTCTGTATATAACACGGCAGATTTGGCTACAGTATCATTTGGATTGAATAGTTTTATTTCAGGTGAAACCATTTATCAAGGAACTTCAAGGCAAAATGCTACATTTACAGCAACAGTATCCGCTTTTGACCAAAGTAACAATATTATTTCGCTGATAAATACAGTTGGAACATACAGTTTAGGTGCAGCATTATATGGTGTTACATCTGGTACATCAAGGGTTCTTTTACAGTATATACCAACCAGTTTCTCAGTAGGTTCAGGTTATGCTATGTATTATGAAAACAGACAACCAGTTCAACGTTCAGCAAATGGCAATGAACAACTCAGATTAGTTTTAAGATTCTAAGGCAAATAATGATTAACTACAACGTGGATCCCTTTTACGATGATTTTGATCCATCAAAAAATTATCACCGTATCCTATTCCAACCAGGTCGTGCGGTTCAGGCTCGAGAATTAACACAGTCTCAAACAATTTTACAGAATCAAATTTCTCAATTTGCTTCAGCAATCTATTCACAAAATACACCAGTTTCTGGTGGTCAAGTTACTACTAATTTAAAATGTAATTATATACAGTTGAACACTATCTATGGTGGTTCTTCTGTTGTTGCTTCCAACTTTTTGAACCAGACTATTACCGATTCTACCGGTTCTATTGTTGCTCGTGTTATTGCTGCTGCCGAAGCAACAGGTAATGCCACAGTTTCCGGAGATCCACCAACATTGGTTGTTTCTTACCTATCAGGTACACAATTCTCTGATGGTATGACCATCTATATTCAGAAACCAACATCTCTATCACCTGCAGCAACTTCTATTGGTACTGCTGGTGGAACTACATCAGTTGGTCCTTCTTCTGTTGCTTCTATTTCTGCTGGTGTATTTTATGTCGTTAACGGTTATAATGATATTGTTAACGCCAATGGTACAACAACTCAATATTCTATTGGTAATTTTGTTAATGTATTACCACAAACAGTTATCTTAGACAAATATGATAACAGTCCATCATTACGTGTTGGTCTAAACATTACAGAAAATACTGTAACAAGTTCACAAGATACTTCATTGTTAGACCCAGCTGCTGGTGCTTCTAACTATCAAGCACCTGGTGCTGACCGTTACCAAGTTCTATTGACATTAGAGACGAGACCACTCACATTAGGTAATGATGACGGTTTCATTGAGTTGGTAAGACTACAATCTGGTCAAATCCAAATTCAAACAACCTCTACATCATATTCTTCAATTGACAATTACTTTGCTCAACGTACATACGATACAAATGGTGACTTCATTGTTAATAACTTTACAATTACACCATCATCTAATACAAACTCATCTTTATACGATGTAAATATTGGACCAGGTACTGCTTATGTCCAAGGTTACCGTGTTGAAAACCAATCTTCAATCAAGTTAACCAACCCACGTTCACGTACCACAGCATCACAGAATAATAATCCAATATTTGTTGATTATGGTAACTTCATCTATGTTGACACACTTAAAGGTGTATTTGATGTAACAACATTACCAGCTGTTGATTATCATTGTGTACCATATAATCAAATTTCAACAGCAAATAATGCTTCATACAATTCTACCAAAGTAGGTTCTGGTTATATTCGTAACATGATTTACGACCACAATACTACTGATGCTAACACATTATCTTATGTGTATCGTGCTTACGTAACAGATTTTGCTGGTAGTACATTGACAGGTAACACAGCATCTGCTACAACAAATACTATTACTGTTAATGATACATCAGGTACTTTCTCTAATGTATCCAATGCTTATATTGGTACTGCCTTGTCAATTGTTTCTGGTACATCACAAGGTGATTCAAGAATTATTACGGGATATACAGCCAACGGCAACACAAAATTAATAACAGTCAATAAAGCATTCTCTATTCAACCAGACACATCATCTGTATTTGCTTTGAATTTTAATATTGGCAATGCAAACGCTTTGGTTAACCAATCTTCGTTGACAATTAATGCCAAGACTAACGTTAATCCATCTTCTAAGACTTATTCTCAGACTGGTGGTGTAACAGTTACTACAACAAATATACAATCTCCAGGTACACCTGAGTTAATTTACAAGATAGGATATCCTTTCTTGGCAGGAATGAACAATGCGGAATATAGTTCTACAGAAGTATTCCGTAACAAGGCTTTTTCTAATGTTTCCGGTTCTTCTCAAATTCAGGTCACATTACCAGTTGGTATTCAAAATATTGTTGATTTTGAAGGCGGTACAGGTACATTATCCACATCTGCGATTGAACAAAATTATACAATCATTTGTACATCAAACGCTGGTTCACCAACAATCAACGTTGGTGATGTGATTCCTTTTGTTGTTGCTGGACGTTCAGTAAGTATTTCTGCCGATAAAAATACTTTAACACTAACAGCAACTGATACGGCTAACGTTACAACTGGTATGACTGTAACAATTCTTGCCAAAATGAATATCACTAATGCGGATGACACCAACAAAGTGGTACGTTCTAAGGCATTAATAACAGGTAATACTTCTGTGGTTTCTACCTCAGGACCTGATGGTACTGTTGCCACATATACACACGTTGACTTAACCAATGCTCAGGTATACATTCAAAATGCCGGTTTGGTAACTCCAGGGTCAGCACAGGTTCTTTATGTGACAGACCTAAAGAACATCGTAAAGATTATTGACACAGGTGCACCTGGTACATCACCAACTGTGTCCATGTTGAATAGTTCATTATATGATATTACATCTCATTATACCTTAGACAATGGACAAAGAGATAATACCTACGAACACGCCAGATTGACACTACAACCTGGTGTACCACAACCAAAAGGTAATATTCTAGTCATCTTCAACTACTATAAGCATAGTGGTGGTGATGGTTACTTTACAGGTATGTCCTACTTGGCACCAATCTCTAGTAGTCCAGAAAACTATGGTTCTATCCCAACATACACGGCTAAAGATGGTACATTGTATGGACTACGTGACTGTATAGATTGGAGACCATCACGTAAAAATGGTACCGCAACTAGAACATTTGAATACACAGGTAACCCATCTTCAGATGATACTGGTGTATACATTCCACAAGACTTAACAAACTTTGTAAGTAACTATTCTTATTATCTTGGTCGCAATGACATTTTAATATTGAGTAAAGACAACAGTTTCAAAATTGTAAATGGTGTTCCTTCAATTACACCAGCAACACCATCTCCACCTGATGGCGCTTTGGTTATTTCTAACCTATTCAACCAACCATATACGGCTTATATTCCAAGTGAAGCACCAGTTGGTGTGATACCTAGTTTGTCTGTACAAAATGTTCAGCACCAGCGTTTCACAATGCAAGACATTTCAAACTTGCAAACTCGTGTTAACAACATTGAATATTATACAAGTCTTTCTTTACTTGAACAGAATACACAATCATTACAAATTCCCGATTCAAACGGTTTAAATCGTTTCAAGAATGGTATTTTAGTGGATGATTTCTCATCTTATTCAACGGCTGACACAGGAAATGTTGACTTTAATGCTTCTATTGATAACGTCAATAAAGTAATGTCAGCATCACAGACAGTTCAAAACTATCCATTACAATCTACTGTATTGTATCAAGCAATGAACAAAGTTGCCAATACAGCATTGACTGGTTTAGGATTTGGTGTGAACTCCATCAATGGTACTACAAACTTATTCACGTTACCATACACATCAACACAATTGGTAACTCAACAGTTGGCATCTAACACAACCAACTTAAATCCATTTACGACACCAATCTATCAAGGTTCTTTGGCAGTTAATCCGCCGATGGACAATTGGGTAGACAACACACAAGCTCCAAACCTATTGTTGGTGGATCCAAACTTGACAGTATATCAACAAAGTAATACCTTAAATGTGTTACAAGTTGGTAACTGGCAGACTATTCCTGGTACACAATACAGTACAAGTTCTAGTGTGAGTGTGGTCAACCACGGTGCATTTTATGACCCATATGTTGCTGGAGGTAGTTGGTTGTATGGTTATACGGCATCAACAACAGCAACTTATGCTTCACAATCACAGACAACCATTTCAGGTTACTGGTCACAATTACCAGGTTCATACAATGCTACAAACGGTTTCATTACCAACGTAGCGTTACAACCATATATTCGTGCTCAAGATTTGTCTGTTAATGGTGGTTCATTACAAGTTAATACACCGTTGACAGTATCTTTTGATAATACAATTGTTGACCAATACGTTTCATTACCGACTGTTATCGAACTTGAGAATGTTACAGGTACATTTTCTAAAGGAGATATGCTTGGTTATGTTACAGGTAGTACATGGAATACTGTTGGTACAATTTTAGATGTGTACAACTATCCAAATACAACTAATTGCCGTTTATATGCCTTTGTTTCTTCACAGGCTATTACATCAACTACAATTGCAACATATTACAATGCTCAGTTTGATGGTAATGGAAACTATATCTCCGGTTCTGCGACTGCTGCTGGTCAACCAAATGGTGGTATAACCAATGGTGTGACATTGAATATGACTGGTGGTGTAATTAGTGCCAACAACGGTACAGTATCATCAGTTGCTGGTGGTGGTACATATACAACAAACGTAACTCAAATTACATTGAGTTCTTTGGCATCTAACACAAATAATTTCTATACAGGTTCTTCTGTTGGAATTACATCTAATAATGGTTCAGTTACAACATATTACAATGCTAATATCACAGCATATAATGGTTCTACTAGAATTGCTACATTGGATACGCCTGTAAATATTTCTCTTGGTACAAATAGTACTGCTGGAAATATTACTTCCGTTTATCGTATTCATGGTAATAAAACTTGGGCCAATAATACCAGTTACTTATTGGGTATGACTAACGGTGTAGCACCACAAATTTCATCTAATGAAGCAGGTTCGTTTGCTGGTCTATTCTCAATACCAACTGGTACATTCCAAACGGGTCAGAGAATTTTACGTGTAGATAACAGAACAGTATCAACAGATGCAACTTCTGCTACAACATATGCCGAATCAACATTTACCGCTTCAAGTTTGTCTACAACTTCACAAGCGTTAGATTTCTCAGCATCTATTGATTCTGCTCCTAATACATTCTCATCTACACAGGCACAATACAATAAGTTAGTTTCAACATCAACAACTTATTCTGTATATGATCCAATTGCTCAGACATTTATTATTGATAAATCCAATTATCCAAATGGTGTGTTCTTAAGTTCTGTGAAGTTCTTCTTCCAATCTAAGCCACAAACTTCAATGTCACCAGTTCGTTTATCAATTGTTGGTACATTGAATGGTTATCCAGATGGTACAGAATTAGACCATTCTGTTGTAACTAAAACACCAGATATGATTAATGTATCTGCTACTCCACATTATTTGGATTCTAGCACATATACCGAATTCGTATTTGATGCTCCAGTGTTCATCCAACCTAACAGATTATATTCATTCTTGTTACATTCACAATCTACTGAATATAACATTTATCTGGCTGCTCAAAATGCTACAGCAATTCCATCTTCTGTTAAGAATCTGCCAACAGATCCAACACCAACAGTATTGACTAAGATTGGTACAGCACCATATGTTGGTTCATTATTTGAATCACAAAACTCCATCACATGGAGTGCTGACCAAACTAAATCATTAATGTTTGTATTGAACCAAGCATATTTTGATATCTCTAAAAATCCTAAGATTCAATTCTCGGTACCTGCTGGTTTACCAAACCGTAAATCTGTAATCAATGACCTTAATCGTTTTGTACAATCAAATACAATCAGCAATTTAAATGGAAATTATTCAACAGCAAATGTGTTGTCTGATGCTTATAACATTACAACAACCGATTTGTTACCAACTACAACTAACATTAATTATACTTACAATGCCACATTGGCAAAGACAGGTACTTATGCTGGTGAAACATTGGTACAACCAGGTCGTTACGGTTCACCAACTATAACTAATACTGTATTGAGTGACGGTCAAGGTGAACGTGTATTGAATACTAATTCCAATACATCATTTATGTTGTATGCTTCTATGTCATCCAATGACCCTAACGTATCACCAGTTGTTTCTGATGATGGTTTGGCAGTTTACAACGTACAATACAACATCAATAATCTACCTGTAACTAATTCACAAATCACATTGGTATCTGGTGGTTCTGGATATAATACACAAAATACAATTTCTGTATCAGTATCTTCACCAGACCAACCAGGCGGTACAATTGCTGTTCTGGGTGCCAACACATCTAATGGTGTTGTGACTTCTGTATATGTACAATCTGGTGGTTCAGGTTACTTGTTACCACCAACAATTACTATCAATGATGCTAACACAACACCAGGTTCTGGTGCTACTGTTACTACTACATCCGAATTTTCACCAAAAGGTGGTAATGCGGCTACTCGTTACTTGACTAAGAACGTTTCATTGGCACCAGGTAATGATTCAGGTGACTTAAGAGTGTATGTAACAGCACATCGTCCATCTGGTACAAACATCTATGTAATGTATAAGATATTGAGTTCATCTGACAGTTCATCATTTGCTGGACAATCATGGCAGTTGATGACACCTGTAAATAATGGTACCTATTATTCTACCACAGTTAGTGATACACAAGAAATTGAATATGCACCAGCAAATGTGGCAGCTAATACACACGCTACGATTGCATACACAAGTACAAACGGAACAACATATAATAACTTTATACAGTTCGCTATCAAAGTGGTTTTAACCACATCTGATAACACTAATGTTCCTCATTTGACAGATATTCGTGCTTTGGCATTACCACCAGGAACAGGAACCTAATATGACATTCGTTAAGGTAACAGGCACTTCTTTTGTACGAG